GATCCTGAACCATCTGCTTGGTTAGCCGATTCAGTTGTCCATCTGTGTGGATAGTAAGCCGCCATTGAACTGCCGCTGTCTGATCCTCTTGTATTGTTTGCTGTAACATCAACATAATTTCTAGTAAATTTCTTAACATTGAAACCTGAACGTCTTGTGTTCCATAACAACATACCTTTTGGATATAATGCTGGATCTGGAGCATCAGTGTCTAAGAAGTCACTTGCTAATAATTCTGCAATAGTACCTGCTGGTGCAACTGTTGCCGTACCACCTGTTGTACCAAATCTTGCATCAGCAAATAAAATTCCATTCTCTGTTGTTTGATCAGTTGAGTCAACTAGTACCCATTTTAAAGAACTTGCATTCCATTTGTAAATTGTTGGATAGTTTTCTAAGTCTGCTGTTGAAATCCATAAGTCGCCTTCAACAAGTGCTGTTCCATCTGATTGTGTAGTTGGAGCAGTTGATTTAACTTGTGGACCTGCTGGATCTGAACTTGCTACTGCTGAGTAACCTTTCCAGTCTGTACCGTTGTGATACATAATGTCTACTTCATCAACAATTGATGAGTACCATAATTGTCCATTTGCCGCAGTTGTTGTAACTGCTGTGGCACTTGCTGTGTATGATAAAATTTTCCAGTTACTTGCTCTGAATCCAGTGCTTGTTGTGTACAAGTTCGCTGTACCTGCCTTGGTAACATAGTTGTAACCTGAGAAACCTGCTTCACCCAAAGTACCGCTTGTGTCAACAATGTCAAATTCTCCACCGTCGTTGTGTTCGATTGAAACTCTGTTCTGTGAATCAACACTTGCAACAATGTTGGTAAAACCTGAACCGTTAATAGCACCTGCTATTAAATCTGCATCAGTTGCCGCACCTGTTGGAGTAACACTTACCGTTATTGCTGAGTTTAATGCTAATTGACCAACAATTGATTCTGCAATAGTGAATGATTTACTACCTGCTGTGATACCTGTTGTGATTGCTGTACCTGTAACTTTTGTTGAACCTGTAGATTCTCTTCTATGAATTGTTTGCTCTAGAGCATTTGTTCCGTTGTCATGGTCAACATACAAAGTGCCTACAGCAAGATTTACTCCACCACCTGTTCTGTCTAAATTGTATAGAGCAGTTTCGGCATTTTCGTAAATTGGTGCTGTTACATCTTCCCAAAGTTTAGTTGTACCATTGAATTTTTTAACTGACCATTTTGCACCTGCGTTAGGTGTTGTTGTTTTCACCCATAAAGAACCTGTTGGTCTTGATTCTGTGTCAGCAGTTTTGTATGCTGGTACAGAAGTGTGTGGGGCAGTTGTTAATTTTGGAACGTAATATGTTGCTGGTGCAATACCTAATACTGTTTCTGTGTTTAATGTACCACTTGCAATTTGAATATCATCATCATTAGCACCATTGTAATAGATTGCTAATCTGTTGCCTATTACTCTTGCTGATAAACCTGAAACACCTGCTCCTGTAATATCTGACGCCACGTCAGTAACTGTTGTACCTGATGTTGTGATTGTAGTGTCGCCACCATTAATAGTGATTGTAAATGTTGTACCACTTGCGATTGTGCCTGTTGTAGAACCTACCACAGTTGGATTTGAACCTGTCCAATCCTGTGTGCCTACACCTACCCAAGTACCATCATATTTTTTGTAGTACATTTCGTTGGCATCTGTTGTTGCCACGATTGCGTAATCGCCTGCTTGTCCGAAAGAAGTCTTTGGAACACCAGCACTTAAAAGTGTAGTATCTGTTATAACGCTAGGAATTTTGTTTGTGAATGTTTGTCCACCAGTTGTTGATGCACTTGCACCATTCCATTCAAATATTCCAAATTTTGAAACTGCTGTGTCAAACCAGTAAGTTCCAGATTCTGGATTTGCCGCTGGTGCTGTTGCTGTTGCTTCTAATTGACCTAGGTCAACATCTGCTCTTACAACGTATGCTCTGTTGGCAACACCTAAATAACTGTATGCCGCTTGTAATCCGTATTCATTTGTTTCACCACCATTGATAGGATTATTGTTAGCATCAGTTTTAAAAACTGGATCACCAAATGTTTCTGCTAATTCTCTTTGTGAAGTCATTAAGAATACTTTGCCTGCGTTAGCGGCTGTTGTACCTAATGCTGTTCCTGTTCCTGAACTGTTTGTTTTGTCTTGTGCCGAAGCAACAAATATCATTGGGACTGTGCCCGGTTCTGCTGGTGTGTAGAAACTTTCGTCTATTACACTAACCTGTACTCCTGGTGAAACTAATGCCATCTTTTTTATCTCCTATTAAAGTGTAAAACTTTATTATTGCTAGTATTTATGACAATATGTCAAATCAAGCCGTATTAAGGTTTATAAAAAAGGGGTTGAAAAGGGCAGGTAAATACAGTTGTATGAGACCGTTATGTACTAAATGTAGTCAAAGACCTTCCGCTGTGAACTATAAAAAAGGCAACAAGACCTATTATAGAAAGCAGTGTGAAATGTGTTTGAAGTATGGAGGTCCTAGTGGATATCATCCCAAGTGGTATGTTGCCGGATATAGAGTTAAAACAAAATGTGACAAATGTGGACATTCAAGCAAGTATAAACAGCATTTCAATGTGTTTCATGTGGACAGCAATCTTAATAATTGCAAATTTAACAATCTAAAAACAGTGTGTGCTAACTGCCAAAGATCTTTGCACCTTGAAGGGATCCGTTGGCAACAAGGCGATCTTGTACCTGATTTTTAAGTTCAGCAATGGTGCTGTTGTTGGATAATTCTGCATCAAAATCTGTGTTCGCCCATGCCCATTCAGATGGATGTACATCTTTGGGAGTTTTTCCAATATCTTGATACATTCTGAACCATACAGGAATTTGACCTCTTTTTACCCACCACACTTCTCCATCAATTTCTTTAATCATGTTGGCTTCATTGTCAAACCGCACATCTGGTATTACCCAATTGGTGCCTGGATTGTCTAAAATTTTCTTTTTTGCCAGGCTCACCCATACGCCATCATAAAATCCATCACGCATACATTCTGTGCCAAACACTTGAAGCACATGTCTGGGTGTGATATCTTTGCCCATTTCTTTGCTCCAGAATTTGTCTGCTTGTTCTCTCCAGGCTCTGCTTTCATCTGTTTTTCCGTCCAACAGTTGTCTGTCCCAATCAAACATTTCAGCCACACTGTCTTTCAATTTGTCAGCAAATGACAATTTTTCAAAGTTGTTTTCTTTTACTAAAAAGTCAGCGATGGTGTCTTTGCCCGAACCTATCAGTCCGCATATTCCTATAATCATAATTGTAATTGTGTTGTGCCTACTCCTACCTTACCTTTAACAAAAAAATTAAATGCTAAACTTAATCTATCTTTGTCTGCATCTTGCGGAGGCACTGTGTGTTCTAACCAAGATGGAAACATATACAGATCATTTTTTTTAGGCTTCATGCCGTAATAATCTACATTGTATTGATTTTGATTTTTATTTCTAAAAGTTGGTTTAATTGTTTCGTGAAAAAGATTTGTGTAAAAATAAGGCTTGTTAAATATTATAGGGGCTGATGTGTCATCACTTTCAACATAATATACTCCACTGATCATTGCATTTGGATGTGAATGTTGAACAATATGATCACCCTTTCCATTTTTGTTTACCCAACTTGTTGTTAATTCAAAATCTTGTTCAATATCTAATACATCGCTTACAAAATGATTCATCACTTTCAATATCTGTTGTCTAAGATTTTTTAATTGAGGCTGATTTAATACCTGCATTCCTGCATTTTTTGGTTCTTCATTTTTGGCGTCATATAAACCAACACTTTGTGGAGGAAATTTTAAATTTTTTATCCAAGATTCTTCCATAGGATCCAAAGGATCCAAAACAGTTTTGTATAATGGTACTGAAAATAATGGAGTAACTTGATGTTTCATATAGTGTATATTACTATATGTTTAGTTGATTGTCAACTAAGATTTAACCAATTGCGAAGGAATATCCTTGACCACCACCAGTTTGTGTTTTGACTTCTATTTCGAGTCTTTCCATTTCTGCTATGGCTTCTTGTTTTAATGCATCACCATTTAGTGATGTTCCACCTTGTGGACCTGCTATTGTGTTGAATTTGCTTCTGGCTTCACCCAGCATGTATTTGCATTTGGCAAGTGTATAATCCTTTAACCATTTTTTTGCCAAATAATCTTTAAGCAATTCTGAATCTGGTCTGTAATTGTAAGCCTCTAGTAATACTTCTTCACCTTGTCTTGGTCTTTGAAGTATTGTTAAATTTTTGGTTGTTGTGTTCCATTTAAATTCTATGAAAGAACCAAACATTCTTCCTACTAATTCTTGATATTGAGCAAACATATTGTATGTTGCTACACCACCCATGTTAGAACTTGCTAATAGGTATGTGTTTGTGTATGCCATATTGAATGGTTCGAACAATGTACCACCATCTCCACCGCCTGATCTTGAACCTATTGATCTTCTGTAGATTTGTCTAACTTCTATCACCTCGTTTGGAAGTGTATAATCGTTTTGATCCTTCACTAAAGGCAGAAACATATAACTTTCTTCAACAGAATTATCAGATCTCTGGCGAAATCTGTCTAATGCATCAGTTAATGCTGTTTCATAGTGTACAGGGTCTAATTCTACGTCTACCATACCGCCACCTAGGCTAGTGTGAACGTAGTCAAATACTTCTTGTTTTTGTGTGCTTAAATCACTCATACAGTTTTCCTCATACATATTTATCGTCCGATAAATATATGTATATGCCGAGATTAAGTCTTTATAAACCAGAAAAAGGGAACGACTACACATTCTTAGACAAAACAGTGGTGGAAATGTTCACTGTGGGTGGAACCGATGTATTTGTACACAAATACCTAGGACCTAAAAATCCTGATGAAGCAGATGCCACTCCAGCAGAGCCTAGATATGATGCTGTCAAAGAAACCAACATACAAGACATGTTGTTCCTTGAAAACAGAGACAGAAAATACAGTCAAGATGTGTACAGTTTAAGAGGCATATACAATGTGCAAGATATTGATTTTGACATGAGTCAATTTGGACTATTTTTACAGAATGACACATTGTTTATGACCATTCCAATCACCAGCAGTGTTAAAACATTGGGTAGAAAAGTTATGCCAGGTGATGTGTTTGAATTACCTCATTTGAAAGATGAATATGCACTGAATGATTTCAGTGTGGCACTTAAAAGATTTTATGTTGTGGAAGATGTCAGCAGAGCGGCAGAAGGATTTTCACAAACTTGGTATCCACACCTATACAGAGTTAAACTGAAACAAATATATGACTCACAAGAATTTAAAGAAATATTAAACAAAGATGCAGGTGCAGGTGATGGTAAGACATTGCGAGATGTATTATCTACATACGAACAAGAAATGCAAATCAATAATGCAGTCACTCAACAAGCAGAAGCAGATGCACCTAAGTCAGGATATGACATAGCACATTTTTATACACTGCAAGTGGATGATAAAGGAAAACCAGAATTGGTCACAACTGATACATCAACACTAGACACATCTACTCAAAACACATTAGCGGACAGAGTAAATCAAACTCCTAGCAAAGAAGGTTATGATGGATATTTGTTAGGTGATGGCATTCCACCCAATGGAGAACAGTTTGGATTTGGTATCAGTTTTCCAGGCACATCGGACACAGGAGATTATTTTTTACGTACAGATTTTTTACCAAACAGACTGTTTAGATACAACGGTGGACGTTGGGTAAAAATGGAAGATAATGTACGCATGACATTGACTAACACTGATACAAGAAACACACAAAAAGGTACGTTTGTTAACAATACTAAAACTTCAACAATTGCTGGTGAATCAGTTACTGAAAGACAGAGTTTATCAAAAGCACTAAAACCAAAGGCGGATAATTAATGCAATTTTTTTACGACGGACAAATTAGAAGATATATCACACAAATAATTAGATTGATGAGTAATTTTTCTTACAAAGATGGTGATGGTGGATTGAAAACTATACCTGTTATGTATGGAGATATTTCTAGACAGGTGAGTCACATCATAAGAGACAACTCAGAAAACAAATTACCGTCTGTTCCAAGAATGGGAATATATGTTACTGCATTAGAAATGGACAGAACACGTTTAGCAGATGCAAGTTTTGTGAGTAAAATTCATATTAGAGAAAGAGCATTTGACAGCAACAACAATGAATACTTGAACGAACAAGGTAAAAATGTTACTGTTGAAAGATTGATGCCTACTCCTTACACATTATCATTGAATGCAGATATTTGGACATCCAACACAGAACAAAAATTGCAAATAATGGAACAGATAATGATGTTGTTTAATCCATCACTTGAGATTCAAACCACAGACAATTATGTTGACTGGACCAGTTTGAGTGTTGTTGAATTAGCAAAGATTGGTTTTTCATAAACAACAATTCCACTAGGCACAGAAACAGAAGTTGATGTTGCAACATTAGGATTTACAACACCTATATACATATCACCACCAACAAAAGTTAAAAAACTAGGAGTGATTACTCATATTATCACAAGTATTTTCAACGAAAAAACAGGCAATGTAGATTTGAGTCAAACAATGCCTGAACTTAATGCATATCAAGACGGAAATGATTTTGATATCAAAGCAAGTATCACTACCAATGCAGATGGTTCTGTAGACACAAGTGTTGCCACAAGAAAAGACACTGACGCTGTGTTAGGTACAACAGGTATAAATTATGATGTTTACGTTTTAAACAGTGTTGCTCAAATAATTGATAAAGGTGTTATAGGCAGTGTGGTTTGGACAGGAAATGTGCAAACTATTCCTAATTATAAAGATGGATTGAGCAAAATTTATCTAAACAGAGAAGGCATAGATGCTCCTGTGGTAGGTACTGTTGCAGTAAACGAAGCAAATCCATTCCAACTTTTAGTTGAGTGGGACGAAGATACAATCCCAACTGACACTGTAATTGTTGGACCAGTAACAACAAGTGGTTCTGTAGATTTCATAGTGGATCCTACCACATTCAATCCATCCAATGTAAAACAAAATGGAAAAAGATTGTTGTTACTTAAATCAATAGGTGATTCCGATAATGAAGATGGAGCAGATGCATGGAAAGGTGACAGCAACATAGATTTAGTTGCAGGTGCAAATGACATTATAGAATGGAATGGCACAAATTGGGAAAATATTTTTGATGCAAGTGCTAATCCAAGCACCAATACCAATTTCTCAGAATCATTTATTACCAATTTAAATACTGGTGTGCAGTACAAATGGAATGGTACAGAATGGTTATTGTCTTTCGAAGGTGAATATCGTAAAGGCACTTGGAAGATCCAGTAGTCACATAATTAATTGTATGAACAGTAAGATTGTAGGGTGTGGAGCACTCTTCTATACACTAGATACAAAAAGATTTTTATTACTACACAGAACTCAAAGCAAACAAAATAATGTTTGGGGATTGGTTGGTGGTACTACAACTTCAGATAAAAATTTGTGGGAAGGTCTTCAAAGAGAGATTCAAGAAGAAATAGGCACTCAACAAATTAAGAAAACTATTCCAATGGAAACGTTTATCAGTAATGATGAAAATTTTTTATACCACACCTATTTGTGTGTGGTAGAAAAAGAATTTATTCCAACACTAAACACAGAACATGATGGCTATGCTTGGGTTACTTTTGGTAACTGGCCCAAACCATTACACCAAGGATTGCGTAAGACATTCCAAAACAAAACAAACCAAATTAAATTAGACACTGTGTTTAAAATGCTTAAATTAATCAAATGAAAATAATTGGAGATGTAATGCTGGATGTGTGGGTACAAGGTGATTGTACCAAAGTATCACCGGAAGCATCAGCATTGGTATTAAAAGAAAATGACCGCAATTACAACATAGGAGGGGCAGGAAACCTCGCTTTAAACCTATCAAATCTCGGCGTAGACACGCATCTTTACAGTGCCGTGGGCAACGACGCCCCGGGTCATAGAATACAAGAAATACTGCTTAAAAACAACATCAAAACATTCATAAGCAATG